AGAGCATTGATGGAAGAACTTGATACATTAGATACTTTTACTAATCAAGAAATTACATTCAGCAATAATGCTAAACTTAGTTGGATATTTAGATATCAAGGAACCTTAACTAACACACAACTGAATGGATTTACAGTAGTAAGTTACACAGGCAATCAATTGGTATTGAGTGGCTTGCCTACTGTAGCAGCAACTACAGTAATGTTCAAAAAGAATGACTTGATTCAAATCAATACTTTCCCATACCCATTCACAACTCAGCAAGATGTATTGCGTGGTACTGCTGGAACAGTAACCATTACAACAAGCAGACCAAACATTATATCAAGTAGCGTTACTGGATATGGTATCACAGTTGGTAATGATTGTACATTCAATTTATTCTGTCCTAACATGCCAGTGTACAAATTGATACCAGGTGGTTGGCAAAGAAGTAATGGCATAACAACAAACAATGCTTACTTAGAATGGTCAGATAATTTCTACATGTATGAATGGGTGGGAGAAGCATAATGGAAATCATACCAGCAGTTGACGATAAAAATAGCATTAATAGTGCCGAGTTTGTTAAATTAACAATTTATAACGATGTGGCTAACACAGGTGATACAACCATTTACACCTTTTCAAGTGCTTACAAGTATGAGACAATTGATGGTACACAGTATAGCCCCTTAGGTGGGTTGCTTGCCGTGGGTATTCAACAAAGAGACATTCGTGTTACATCAGCAGATACATCAATCAGTTTGAGTGGTATACCCTCAGATGGTTCAGACAACATGGCAATCGTATTAGGCACAAAGATTCGTGGTAGTATAATTGAAGTTATTAGAGGATTTTACAATGCCAATTATGTATTGACCAGCACTGCACAGCGTTTTACTGGCATCGTAACAAGTTACAATGTAACTGAAGAACGCCATGATTTAGTAGACAACTTTACCATAACATTAAACGCAAGTAGTTATAAAAATGTATTACAAAATCGTGTTGCCGGACGCAAGACAAATGGTGAAAGTTGGAAATCATTTCCTGTATCAGCCACTGATACCTCAATGGACAATGTGTATAGTTTATCAGACCAATACTTTGACTTTGGCGCTAAACCCAAAGCAGGAGCAAGTACACAAAGTACTGCATCAGCAACCACAGCCACATCATCAGACAATCAAATTTCTGCTGGAAGAGACTCAGCATGAAAATAAGACACGCCACTAAATATGATGCTAGAAGCATAATCAATATGCTTTGGCATTATCATGACTCTGGTGATGTAGAGGGACTAAACATTAGTGATGAGCAAACAGCATTGCGAGTCCTTACACATATATTAGCAGGCGCCGGCATTGCATTGGTTGCTGAAAAGAACAATCAATTAGTTGGTATGTTAATAGCATACAAAGTGCCATTCTTGTGGGACAATAGCAAATATATAATGAATGAGATTGCATATTGGGTAGAGTTTGAGCATAGAGGTGGCACAGCAGGTTACAGATTGATTAAAGAATATGTAGACGAATGTGAACAATTGAAAGAGAAAAAAATGATAGCAAATTACACAATAAGCCAAATGGAGGGGCAGACATTAAATTATTCACGCTTTGGCTTCAAGCCCATAGAACATACTTGGAGTACATAAGATGCCAATTTTTACAGCCATAGCAGCAGTAGTTACTTCAATCGCAGCAGCAGTTGGTATTGGTGCCGCAGCAGCATCCGCAATAGGTGCCGTAGGTGCATTTGCAGCAAGAACATTATTGACAATTGGCATCAGTAAGTTAATATCAAATACAACTGACTCTAATGCAGCAGGTAGCAACACACCAGCAGCAGATCCAAGAGCGCAAAAGTCTCCTACAACAGTTAACAAGATTCCAGTAGTTTATGGAACAGCGTATGTAGGTGCTACCATTACTGATGCTATACTAAGCACAGACCAAACAACAATGTATTATGTTTGTGCATTAAGTGAAGTAACAGATACAGGAACAATTAGTTTTGGTAACATATATTTTAACGGTGACTTAATTGCATTAGGCAGTGGTGGTGATGCTGCTAAAGTAATAAGTCTAACAAACAATGCAGTTCCTCCACAAGTAGATACCAAAATTTCCGGATATATGTATGTTTATTTGTTTAATGATGGTAGTAGTAGTGGTATCAATACTGGTGGACAAACTGCAATACAAATACTTTCAGATGCTAGTATCCCGGTAGCCAGTCGTTGGTCGGGCACAGATACAATGAGTAGTTGTGCATTTGCTGTTGTTAAATTAGTTTACAATCAAGATGCTGGTACAACACAGATTGGACAATTAAACTTCCAATTAACTAATAGTTTAACTAATCCAGGTGATGTTATTGAAGATTATTTAACTAACACAGTGTATGGATGTTCTATCCCAGTAGCCAATGTTGATACAGCAAGTTTAGCAGCATTAGCGGCATATAGTGATGAACAAATTACATATGTGCCTGTTGGTGGTGGCATTGCAACTCAAGCAAGATATCGTATTAATGGTCCTATCAATACAGGACAAAACTGTTTAGCAAATTTACAAGACTTATGTGATGCTTGCGACAGTTGGTTACAATACAGTGAATTGACTGGTAAATGGAAAGTTGTTATCAATCAAAGTTATGAAGATTACACAATTTTCAATGACTTGTATTTGGTTGACAGTTCAAACTTGATTGGTGGCATTGACATTAATCCAATTGATTTGAATGCAACTTATAACAGTTTAGAAGTTGGATATCCAAATGTAAACATAAAGGATCAAACTGATTACAGAGTATTCAATTTAATTGATTATGTTCCAGAAGTAATGAGTCCAAACGAAGCGGCTAATCAATTGAGTGTTAACTATCCTCAAGTTAACAATTACATTCAAGCAGCATATCTTGGTGAGCGTAGATTGCTACAAAGTCGTGAAGATTTGATTATCACTTGTGCATTAGACTATAGTGGTATACAAATTGAAGCAGGTGATGTTGTAAGAGTTACCTTAGCAGAGTATGGCTGGAGTGAGAAGTTATTCCGTGTTAGTCAGGTGCAAGAAGTTAAAGATGAATCAGGATTTCTAGGTGCTCGTATAACCGCATTTGAATATAACAATACAATATATGCTAATGATCCATTGAATGATTTCGTACCAGAAGCAAACACAGGCTTAACTAATCCCAAATGGTTAGACAATCCTGGCACACCTACTATTACAACTAGTTCATTAGCAAATGGTACTGTAGCAAGTTTTAGTGTAACAAGCACAACACCTGCGGTTGGTAGTACTATGTTTATGGATTTTAATTATGGATTGACCAGTAATGTTGATACACATAAATCATATACAACAGTTGCTACTAGTGATGGATCACCATTTGCAGTTAGTACATCAGTAAGTATTAATGTTGTTAATTTGCCACCAGAAACATATTATTGGTCAACTACAGCAAGAACAAGTATTTCTGGTTATAAATCAGCGGCAAGTGCGCCATACACATGGGCAGGACCTAGTGTAACAACTTATGATCCTACATCAAATACCGGGGGTATTGGTTATATAAATATTAATCCAACAGCAAGCCCGGAAGAAAGAATGTCATTGGTTTCATTTGGTATAGCAAATGCCCCCGCAAACATAGTTACTATGCCCGTACAGGCTAATTCAAATGTTATACTTAATGATCCTATATATCTAGATGGCACTGCATTAAATGCAAATTATTATTATCCATATTATCAAAACACATCAACTACCGCAAATGGATATTTAGCGTCAAGTACATCAAGTTTTCAACCAGCAAGAGCATCATATCAAGTATTTGACAATGGAGATGACAATTGGTATATTTTTATATATGATAATTTTGGTTCAAGTTCAAATTATCCATTAGATCCTACAGAATATTTCAAATTAGAATTAAATGCAACATTTCTTGCAAACACAGATTCAGTTATGCAATTAGGTGCATTTTACACAGGTAGTACTACAGGACTTACAATATACCATGATACAACAATTGATGGAACTTACATATTACCGGCCAATGTTCCAACTGAAATAAATTTTGCACAAGCATATCAAAGCAGTCCAAACAATGTTACAGATGGCGGCGGTTTTATTATGAAAAATATAATAGGTAACACAAGAGTAACTACACTATATACTAAATTAGAACTTTTCAAAGGAAGAATTGCATGAAAATGAGTAAACTAATTACAAATGAAGTTATTGAGATGTTTGAATTGATTGATACCGGTGATGTAAATAAATTTATAGAGTTTGCTAAAAATTACAACATTTTTCAAGAAAGTAATAGCAAATTTTACACAAAAATGTGCCAAAGAATTAGAGATAGATTAAATCGTGAAAATCTTAATGAAGATATTTTACGATAATAAAGGAACAACATGACAACAAGTTTAATTAATTTTGTAGCAAACGGAACGGTAACCGTTAATGCACAAAGCAATATTACTAGTGTGGGAACACTAACTCAACTAACAGTTGCTGGTAATTCTAATCTTGGAAATGTAGGTAATGTTACAATTACCGGTGGTACGGCAAATTATGTGTTACAAACCGATGGAGCCGGCAATCTTTCATGGGCAGCAGGTGGCGGTGGCGGGGGCGGAGGTACTTTCGTATATCAGAACGATAGGTCATTCTTTTTAACTGGTGGTGTTATTCCATTAACATCAGTTCGTACATTAAGTAGTTTTGGGGCATGTAGAATTCCAGGTGGTCAGCAATCAAATGTATCTACCGGTGCATATGAAGCACTTAATTTTACTGGCGGGTATCCATGGTATACAGCAACTAGTAGCACAACAGATGGTTATTTAGCCAACAGTACATATGCAATGTTACCCACTAATGCCGGCATACAAGATTTAGGTACAGCAGCATCATTAGGTGGTAGACAAGGTTGGTGGACAATGATTGGTGTTGGTGTACCAACAGCAAATCGCACAGCAAATGCTCAGTTTAATTCTTCAAGCACATTACAAATTATGACTGAAGCAACTGATACAATTCAGATATCAGGTTACTACAAAACTGTAGAAATTAGCAACACTGCAAACATTAGTAACGCATTAAGATTAGATAGTACAACATCATCAGTTACTGCTGTTGCTGATTTCCCACAAATGCTTACACTAGATTGGAACATACAAGGTAATGCAAATTTTGCGATATATGAAATGGGAGTAGCAATAAGATGGTATCCATCTGGATCAAACGCAAATGTGTTTACTGGTACATCATTACTTTCATCACCGGATGGATGGGATTATGCTAATGTTGGTTGGCTAGTTCCATAAAAGAGTATAAAAACATATAAATAGATATAAGAAATAAAATAAGGAGAATACAAGGTGAGTTTATTATTAAACGGTTCAAGAACGATGACAATTGCTGGAACACCTATCCAGTGTCTTGAGATATATACAGGTGAAAGTTACACGATACCATTTAGTTTTTTAGATAGCACAGGCAATAGTATAAATTGTACTGGTTGGGCATTAAGTACAGCAGCAAAGTTTTATACTGTAGATACAGTTGCGTATCCAGATGAAAACTCAGTAACGCTTGGTAATTTAACATTAGATAGTCCACAGCCAAGTACTGGTGGAGGCACATATAGTGCTAATCTTACCGCAGCATTTACAACAGCAGCAAGTGGAATAGGATATATCTATATTCCAACAAACTTGACAGGTGGCACAGGATCACCAAATGCTACTCCAGTAATATCATTAGCAAATTCTAGTGCTAATAGTACATTAGTTATTTTAACATTGGGTGTACAAAGAACTGACGCATTAAGTAGTTTAGTAGATTTTAACCGTGAACCAATAGGATTCATTGTAAGGTATCAATAATGTCTGATATAAACGCAAACATTGTTATATCACCAATTGATTTGGGTGTTACAGTAAACACCAATCAATTGACCTTTACGCCAGATGCGCTAAACTTGACATTTTTTGCTGGCGGCGCCGGTATATCTATT